CAGCGGCTCTACGGCCTGTGCGCCACACATGGGCACGCCTGCGGCTAACGTAAGAGTTTCGGACACTTCTCATAGGCGGGGTTTATCCCCCGGTAATGAGTAGTCGCGAACCGTCACGTTAGCGACAACGGTTCGGCGCCTGGTCATGGTCGGCCCTAGGGCGTACCCTGACAGGGAAGTGCCCCACCGAGTGCGACCTCGATGGGGCTAGGCCCAACCAGTTAGGTGGTTGCACCCATGTCAGAGTCTACGACCCACGATCCCCTGTGCGTGTGTGTCAATGAAGTGTCACCTTTAGAGTTTTGTCAGTCGCATGACTGGTGCCGATGTGACTGTGACCTCATTCGCCAAGTGCGTTCCGATACTCTTGACACGGTGCGGAACTGGCTATCAGACACGACCCCACCGCCAGTATCACCCGACATGCCGTCCCCTGATCGTGAGGCATTTCTAGCCGGGTATCAGTTGGGTCGGGTGCGAGATCTCGCTGCCGTTGAGGCATTACGAGGCACAAAGCGCCTCTAGCGCTAATCAGCAAGTAACCGCGCGCTATTCCGGATTAGTCGTCATCGGACCCGCTAACGCTTGCCTAGGGCTCGCCTCACGGTCATGCGGTCCACACCTGCGACCCGCGCCGCCTCAGCCTCAGACATCCCCGCGGCAACGGCCGACCGGATCGCGGCGTACAACTCCTTAGCCAAGGCCCGTTCCTTAGTCTTGGCCGCTTGCCACTTGGCCCCCACCCGCGCCAGGTCGGTGCTCGTCATCGGACCATCCAAGCAGGTCAGACCAGGACGCCCCTAGCGCCGCCAGGCGCGCGTCCACTTGGGCTAGGAAGGCGTCGTGCTGGCGGCGGGATTTCTGCCGGGCCAGCATCCGAGCCCCCTCGTAGTCGAGCTCACGGCGCAAGGCGTCCAGTGAGTCCCCCGACATGTAGACGAATCTACCGACCGTCGGTAGACCTGTCTACACTTTGACCAAATCGGGCAGACCGCCCACGCCACTAGGAGTGCCCATGCTCATCGCCTTCCTAGCGGGCTTCATCCTCGGGACCGTCGTGGGCGAATGGCACCTACGCCGCCGATGACCTGCCCCGCGTGCAAAAAGGGCGAACACGACTGGCGCGACCTCGGGCCCGTCAATCACTGCCAATGCTGCCACGCATACCAAGGCAACACCTCAGGGGAAACCAAAGGGGATAACCATGCTCGACAACGTACAAATTGGATTCATTGACGGTGGACAGGTTGAAGGCGGATTCGCCGCCGACCTAGCCCACCTCACCCTCACCCGCCACGACCGCGTAGACGGCCTGTTACGGGTCGCAGGGCACCAGTTAGCCAAGCAACGAAACGAGCTCGTCAGCGCCTTCCTAGACGCCACAGACAGCCCATGGCTGTTCATGGTTGACACGGACCACCGGCTAACCGTTGAAGCGTTTGACCTGATGCTTGACACCGCCCACGCCGAAACCGTGCCCGTCGTGTCGGCGCTATGTTTCGCCGCCTACCCCGGTTCGCTATACCCGATCCCCGTACCAGCCCTTTACCGGGACAACGGGGACGGACGTTGGGCCGCATTCCACGACTACCCACCCAACCAGCTCGTGCCCATTGACGCCGCGGGCGCGGGCTGTTTGCTCATGCACCGGGCAGCCCTTGAATCCGTGCGGGAACAGCGCGCCCCAGGCGTCAGCCCCAAATGGTGCTGGTTTGCGGAGGGCCCCGCCGGTGACGATTGGGTTTCCGAGGACCTCACCTTTATGCAAAGGCTCCGCGCCGCCGGAATCCCTTTGCACGCACACACCGGCGCTGTCCTACCCCACATCAAAACTTACGTGCTGTCAGACGCACACCACCGGGACATGCTCGCGGCCATCGCCGCGGAACAGGGGTAGGGCCCATGCCGACATCGTCACGCGAAAACGCGCCGTGGTCCCTTGACCACATCATCCGTAGCAACGCCCAAACCATTCTTGACGTTGGCGCCGGCAAAGGCACCTACGCGTCAGAGCTCCGCGCCATCGGATATGAAGGCCACATCACCGCTAGTGAAATCTGGCCCGCATACGTGGAACTGTTTGCGCTACGTGACCTGTACGACGCGGTGTACGTCGAGGACGTCCGCCAACGAAACACGTTCAACTATGACCTCGTCATCATGGGTGACGTCCTAGAGCACATGACAAAGGACGACGCCACCAACGTATGGGGTAAGGTACGGACTCAAGCCCACCATGCCCTGATTGCAATACCTATCGTTCATTACCCGCAGGGCGAGGAATACGGAAACCCGTTTGAGGCCCACGTCAAGGACGATTGGACCCACGAGGAAGTCCTAGACACCTTTCCCGGTATCACCGCGCATGTCATCGGCCAATGGACCGGCGCCTATTGGGCGGACTTCCGGTGAAGGTCGCGGTGTATTCCATCGCCAAGGACGAGGAAAAGCACGTCCAGCGGTGGGCTGAGTCAGCCGCCCAAGCGGAACACGTCATCCTGGTGGACACCGGCTCGACGGACGGCACCATCCCCCTGGCGCTTGACCTCGGCGTGGAGGTTCACTCCCGCACGTTCAAGCCGTGGCGGTTCGATACGGCCCGAAACGTTGCCCTGGCGCTCGTGCCCGACGACGTTGACTATTGCATTGCTCTGGACCTTGACGAGGTCCTAGTACCGGGCTGGCGGGACGCCCTACAGGTAGCCCACCGGGAAGGCTGGACGAGGCCCCGCTACCGCTACACGTGGTCATGGAACCCTGACGGGACACCGGGCCTGGTGTACGGCGGCGACAAAATCCACGCCCGCCACGGCTACACGTGGCGGCACCCCGTCCACGAGGTCATCACCCCACTGCTTGACGAAACCCAAGGGTGGGTTTCCCTGCAAATCCACCACTTCCCCGACGCGTCTAAATCACGATCCCAATACCTGCCCCTGTTGCGGCAGGCCGTGGACGAGGACCCACACGACGACCGCAACGCCTACTACTACGCCCGTGAACTCCTATTCCACGGGGACCACGACCAAGCCCTAGCCGAGTTTCAACGCTACCTAGACCTACCCCGCGCCACCTGGGACGCCGAACGGTCAAAGGCGATGCGCTACCTCGCCCAACTCGACACCGGGCAGGCCGAACGGTGGCTACTCCGCGCCACCGCCGAGGCACCCCACCGCCGCGAACCATGGGTTGACCTAGCCCAGCACTACCACGACACACACCAATGGGCCCTGTGCTACTCCGCCGCACTCCGCGCCCTCACCGTCACGGACCAGCCCTTGGAATACCTGTGTGAGGCGGACGCGTGGGGCGCGAAACCGCACGACCTCGCCGCGCTCGCCGCCTACCAGCTCGACCTACACCACCAAGCCCACCACCACGGCACCAAAGCGTTAGCGATAGACCCCGCCAACGAAAGGTTGGCGGACAACCTGCATCACTACACACACGCCCTAAGTGGCTGAACCGTAAGCGGAGAACCCATGCCCGAATGGCTGAACGAGGCCAGCGAACTACTCACGTGGCTCACCATCGCGTCCATCATCGTGGGCGCGTTCGCGTTTGTATTCCGCAAATACACACACTGGTTACGCGATGTCATCCGTGACGAAATCGTCAATCACACCAGTCTGATTCAGCCCACGTCCAACGGTGGCAAGTCGCTACCGGACATCGCCCGACGCCTTGACCTTGTCATGGCAAAGCTTGACATTTCGGAGGACGAAAACAAATGACATTCGCTGACTGGTTCGCCACCAGCCCCATCGCCTCATGGTTGAGAACTTTCGTTGCCATCGTCGTGGCTATGTTCATTGCAGACGGCGCCGACGTTTTCGCAGTAGACGCCACCGATCTACGGGCATTCCTGGCCGCCGGATTCGCCGCAACGCTGCCCGCCGTGGTCCGTTATCTCAACCCGTCAGACGTCGAGTTTGGGCGTGGCGCTATTGAGTTCACCCCCTTTGACGTGTGGGGCGATGAGGACGAGGACGACAATGCCTAAGCCATACACCCCCAAGGAACTCAAGAAAGCCCTAAAGAAGCATGGGGTGAACGCGGTCTACCACGCCGGGTGGGACTCATCCGACATTGACCCGTTCGGGGTCAGCCCCAGCATGGGCATTCTGATGCACCACACCGCCAACGGTGGCGCTAAGGGCAACAACCCGTCCCTGTACTGGCAGGTCCGCAATGAAAACTTCCCGGTCAGGGCCGCGCACTGCAACATCGGACGCGACGGCCTCGTCACCATCATTGCCGCCCGTGGCGCCTACCACGCTGGTGCCGGTGGCCCCGTCAAAATCGGGTCAGGGGTCGTGCCCTACAACGTCGGCAACCGTCTCCTGTACGGCATCGAACTTGAATCCAAAGGCACCAGCGCCGCCACCAACGCACCCGTGCACTCCGTTGACGGCATCACCGCGCCACAGGTCGAGTCCGCCACCCGCCTATGCCTCGCCCTGTGTGAGCTCATGGACGTAGATGAAAAGTCCATCATTCGGCACGCCGACTACACCAACGGCGACTTTGGTGGAAACCCTCGACTGCCCACCTACGGACGCAAAAACGACACGATCGTGCCGCTGTCATTTTGGCGGCGCCAGGTCAGGAAGCGGCGCCTAGGCAACCGTCTACGTCGCCTCATCGGCAAGTAACCCGCCACGAAAGGGGAGAACAGTGGCAAGCCTCACCGATCTAGCAAACCCCGAATACCGGGCCCCCGTAGGGCCCGAATGCACCATGGGCATCCTGTTGAAAGAACTCGACAAGAAAACCGTGGACACGTTGAACGCCGCCATGACCAACCCACACGCCCCGTCCACCAAGATTTCCCAAGCACTCACGGACCTAGGGCACCGCGTTTCAGCGCACGTAATCCAACGCCACAGGCGTGGCGAATGTAGGTGTGCTCGTGAATCTTGACGAGCTGGCCGCCGCTTCCCCTGGCGACCAGCCCGAACCAGCGGCATCCCTTCCCGCTGGTTGGGCCCCGAGCGTCACCTATGACCCCACGGGTAGGGCCGAGGTGGTCACCATCGCGGCAGGCCAGCCGGGCGACGAGTCAACGTGGACTGATGAGGTCCGAGCGTTAGGCGTTGACGTCCCGCCCGGCTGGTCCTGCCGTCTGGTCAGCGTGCGCCACGACCCGCGGGCGTGGGTGCGACACAACCAAGGCGACGACGCCACCACAGAACCCGTCACCCGCAGGCAATACGTGGTCGAGCCCGTCCACACCGTCACCACTCTTGATATTGACGAGCTCGTGGCCACCATCGGGAAACGCCGCCCGACTGTACGCACCACAGACACACACGCACACACCGCCATAGTCGCCATCGCTGACCTGCAACTAGGCGAATCCGACCGGGCCGGTGGACTGTCCACACAGGACACCCTGACCGCCCTATTCACCGCGTTTGACCAGGCCGTGGACCACATCCGCCGCGACATCAAACGCGGCCACGTCACACAAATATGCGCCACGTTCCTAGGCGACTGTGTCCAAGGGTTCCTATCCCAAAACGGTGCCCTCACCTGGCGAACCGACCTCACCGTCACAGAAATGCTCAGGGTGTACCGGCGCGTAGCCCTCGACCTCGTCAAACGCCTAGCCGACCTCGGCGTGCCCCTGCACGTCGTCGCCGTAGGCGGCAACCACGGTGAAGCCACCCGAATGCCACAAACCCGCTACGACGACAACCACGACGTAGAAGCCCTCGTAGCCGTAGCAGACACCCTCGACGCTGTAGGCGGATACGACCACGTCACCTTCACATTCCCGGTCCCTGACGACGACATGGTGACCGTGCAGCTCGCGGACGGAACCATCCTCACCTGTGTCCACGGCCACCAATGGACCGGGCCCGCATCAGCCGCCGCCAAATGGTGGGCCGGGCAAACCCTCGGCAGAACACGCCACGTCGGAGACATCCTCCTATCCGGCCACCGCCACCACTTCTATGCCGAGGACATCGGCGGAAGGTGGGCAGTCACCGCCCCCGCCATGGTCGGCCCCAGCGCCTGGTGGACCCGCAAAACCGGGCAACAATCACGCCGCGGCCTACTCGTCTTAGAAGCCGCAAACGGAACACTCACAGACTGGCGAATGTTCTAGGGGAGGCAACATGAACGCCGCACAACGCACACTAAAGGAAGCCGCCACACTCATAGGCGGCGAAAGAAACGAAACCCACGGCCACTACCCCACAGAGGCAGAACGCATCGGCATCGTGTGGGGCGCCCTACTCGACCTCCCCGAATCCATCCACCCGCGCACCGTCGCCGCCATGATGGTGGGCCTCAAAATGGTGCGCGCCACCGCGGGCCGCATTCATGCAGATGATTGGTGTGATGCCGCCGGGTATGCCGCCCTAGGCGCCCTCATAGACGAGGAACGCCCATGAGAACCCGAATCACCGTAGGTGACGTAGACATACGCCTAGACGACCACAACCTGACCTACGGCCAACTACGAGCCCTCATCAGGGCCGCAACGACCGCCGCCCTCACCAGCTCCCTCACCCTGAAACCCGAACCCGACGAAACCCCCAACGGCACGTCCCTAGGGTTCACTGCCCACCTCGACCTAGACACCGGTAGACACGACCCACCCCAAGCCCCCTGGTATGACGGGGAGGACGAAACCACCTAGACCGCGCCCCCCGCTCTCCCCTACTCCCCTGGGGTTGAGAGCGGGGGGCGCTTTTGCCTGTCTAGGCCGCTTTAGTAGGAGGCTCCCTTAGCCCCCCCCCCCGCCATTGAGCGGGCAAGGGACAAAGCCACACGCGCCGTTTCCAAAGCCGATTCAGCCGCCGCAAGAACGTCAAGAGTCGGAACGCCGCCGGGCGTGTCCCCGCGCGTGTCCCCGCGCGGTGCCTCGGGCGTGTCCCGCGGCGTGTCCAAAACACGTTCGGGCGTGTCGCTCTCCCGCATCGCCAAACCCTGACTGACATACCAGTCCTGAATCCGCTTATCCGTCGCCGCCTGATCGACCGGCAGGAAGCCCCAACGCTCAAGCTGTAGGGCCGTTTCCCGATCCCCCGCTATCAGCCCGTCACACGGCTTCCCCGCCTCACGGGCGGCATGTAGGGCCGTTCTCACGTCGGTCCTCGCGTATGGCATTTCGTCCACTCCCCTCATGTGGGCGGCGTCGCAATCTGCGACACGCCCAATAAGAGTCCTTGACAAATGACCGGTCAGCAAGCAGATTTGCTATTGACATAACCAAGTCTGCGTGCTGGTCCGATTTTTTCCGATGTGTACGTTATCGGCATTTTGGACCCTCGCGTGGAACGTAACTCAGGGGGAACTCAAATGCTAGTCAGAAACGCCACTTTCCAGACAAATCTTCATTTCGTGCCCCATATCGGGCATCGCGTCTAGTTCCTGTCTCCGGTCCCTGCCCCCCCGTGGGGACCGGCTTGGGGTGGGCGCTGTGTGCCCCCGATTCCGGCGCCCACCCCCCTTTTCCTCTGTTCATTCCTGACGGGCCTAGGGGGTCCAGTGACTACTTTTCAGAATCCGGTGAATGTGCCGACGGGTGGCAATGCCACCTATGCGGCCCTACAGCCGATCACGTCTAAGCAGCTCCGCATGTTGGGGTGGCTGAAGCGGACCGTGGGTGATTCGCCCACGTGGGAGTCCGATTGCCGCCGCATTCTTGGGGCGGATTGGGACGGTGATTTCACGAGCCTGTCTCAGGCGGCGGGGTCGTGGCTGATCTTTGTTCTTCAGCGGGGCCTTGTTGAGGTGGCTGGTTCGGACGTTGACCTGACGGTGGCGCCGCGATGAGTGACCTTGTGAAGGCGACGCCCAATGTGTTGGCGGCCAAGATTGCTTACGCGGAGCGGTTGGCGCAGGCGGGTTTGCTGCCTGCCGCGTACCGCTCCCAGCCCGCGAATGTCCTGTTGATTGTGGAGCAGGCTGAGGCGTTGGGCATTCCGGTGATGACTGCGCTCAACGGTGTTCATGTCATTGACGGGAAGCCGACGATTTCGCCGGCGTTGATGTCGGCGCTGGTGCGTCGAGCGGGCCACAAGTTGCGGGTCACGGGTGATGACGTTCACGCGGTTGCGGAGATTGTGCGCGCTGATGACCCCGCGTTCACGTTTAGGTCCGAGTGGACTTTGGACCGGGCCAAGAAGGCTGGTCTTGCCGAGCGTGGGTCGTGGGGCAAGTATCCGGCGGCCATGTTGAAGGCGCGTGCCATTTCTGAGGTGTGCCGTGATGCCTGCCAAGAGGTGGTGGCAGGGGTTTACACGCCTGAGGAGTTGGGGGCGGAAGTC